CCGATCTCGATGTCGACCGTGCCGCTCGGCCTCCAGTACATCCTCGAGTCGATCACGACGAAGGCGGCGATCCGATGATCTCGGCCGGCCGACTCAGGTGGCTCGCGACCGTGCAGACGCCGTCGACCTCGCAGGACGCGCTCGGCATGCGCGTCGATACCTGGACGAACGGCGCAAGCTTCCGCTGCGACCTGCGCAACGACGCCGCGAACGAGCAGCAGTACGCCGACGGCGTTGCAGTCGTGAAGGCGTACGAGGTCCGCGCGCGCTGGCAGGCCGTCCAGGGCGCTGGGCTGACCGAAGTCGACCGGCTGGTGGTGCGAGGAAAGACGCTGCGCATTCAGGCCATCCGCAACCTCGACGAGGCCGACCGCGTCGCCGTCATAGACTGCTCGGAGGTCGCATGAGCCTCGAAAGCGCGGTTCGCGACATGCTCACGGCCGGTGCGACGATCAACCTCGTTCCCGATGCGCGGATCACGCACGGCTTTCGGCTTCAAGAAACGATTCTGCCCGCGATCACCTACGAGCTCGGGCAGACGGCGCTCGCGACCGTGGGCAGCAGCCCGCTGCGCACCGCAGAGCTGCGCATCGCTTGCATTGCCGACACGACGCTGGACGCGCTCGCGATCGGCGCACAGGTGCGCACCGCGTGCACGGAAGGCACCTACGACAGCATCCAGTTCCATGCCGTGACCGAGGGCGGATTCTCGGTCGAGCCGCCCGTCGTGGCCGACGGCGACGAGTCCGAACCGGCCGTCTATTCGCTGACCTACTCGCTCACCTATCAGGAATAACACATGGCATTTTCCACCAAGCTCACCACCATCAGCATCGGCGGCGTGAACATCGCAGCCGTCGGCTCGGTCGAGTTCACCAACGAGCGCGGCATCCTTGAAGTGACCGAGCTCGGGCAGGACTTCCGCAGCTACACCCAGGGCATCAGCAACGCGACGGCGTCGCTGACGCTGTATTACGATCAGAGCAGCACATCGCACACGACGCTTGAGAACCTGATCGCCACGCCGAGCGCGCAGGCGTTCGTCCTCACGCTGAGCACCGGACAGGCCTACACCTTCTCGGCGTTCGTCAGCTCGTTCGCGATCACGGCGCAGGCCGGTGAGGTCGTGCAGGCGACCGTGCAGCTTCAGGTGAACGGCCTGGTGGTGATCGCGTGAAGTCGATCCGAGACGCCCTTTCTCTTGCAGACCACCGCGCCGAGCTGTGCGGCGCGGTGGTCACGCTTCGCCGACCGTCGGCGCTCGACCTCATCGAGGCGATCGAGGTCAGCTCCAACACGCCCGCGAGGCTGCACGCATGGTTCGTGTGGCGTCACCTGGTCGAGGACGGCAAGCCCGTGTTTGCGTCGCTCGACGAGGCGCTCGCGGCCGACGCGCACACGGTGACAGCGATCGCCAAGGAAGTCGAGAATCTGTACTCGGAGGGCCGGGACTAGGACACGCCGCGCGCGGAGTGCTCCGCGCGGCGCTGCGGCATGTGAGCACTGGACTCGACGGCGTCTCGGTGGCCGTGATCAACGCAGACCTTGAGATCCCCGATTGGGAGGGCATCCGTGCCGCGCTTTCTAAGACGCAAGGAACGCACCCCCACGCGCATCGGCACGGGGTACACCGCGCAGTTCACCTTCGATCCTGAGGATGTGCGCAAGGTCATCGACGCCATGCAGGAATGGCCCGAGGAAATGCGGCATCAGATCGTGCGCAAGGGCCTGGCGAAGTGGGGCAAGGGCGTCGTTACGAGCGCCAAGCGCTTTGCGTACGCAAAGGCGCACAACACCAAGCGCGCCATGATCCAGGTCACCCGCAAGTACAAGAGCGGCGTCATTTGGAGCGCCGTCGGCGTGTCCACCGGCAGGAAGCCCAAGGGCAAGGAAACCAAGGGCCGCTACGGCGACATGCTGCCCGGCTGGCGCTCGCACTTCTACGAGGTCGGCTGGACGCCCTACGCGGCGCGCGACGGCGACGAGGCGCTCAGGAAGGGCAAGGGCCGCGCCTGGCGCAAGGGCCTGCGCAAGCGCCTTACCGGCCAGCCGCGCCGCTATCAGCTCCAGTACATGGCGAAGTCGTACGCGGTGAATGTCTCCAAGCTGAGCCCGGCGCTCGAGGCCGCGCTCGCCGATTTCACGAGGAAGGTAAACCGTGGCTAAGGTCCCAACGATCAAGGTGCCGGTTACCGTCGATGCCAGCGGCGTCGAGGGCCAGCTGCGCAAGGCCGAGAAGGCGTTCAAGGACAGCGAACGGCGGCTCGCTCGCGTGCGATCCGCCGCGACGCCTGCCCTGGGCGCTTTGGGTGGCGGCGCGCTGGGCGGCGTCGCCGGTGGCCTCGGGCAACTCGGCTTCGGCGGCGCTGCCGTCGGCGCTGGCGCGATGGCCGCGGCCGCGCCCGTGCTGATCGCGCAGCGCATGATTAGCGCTTTCGCCGAGGCGACGAAAGGCAGCACCGAGGCGCTTCAGAAGTTCCGCGAGACAGGCGTCAACACGACTCAGATGAACAGCACCATGCTGGACATCCTGAGCAGCATGGAAGCCAGGGCGCAGAAGCTTGCCGAAGCTCCGAGCGTGTTCCAATCGTTCCTCGCGGGCGCTGGTGGCGAGTCCAACAAGGTGCTTCAGGCGCTTGAGGCCCTGTCTGACGGTATTTCCGGCACCGCGGCGTTCATCGGTGCAGTGACAAGCGGCAAGAGCCTCGCCGAGGCTTTCCTTGCCATGCAGCTGCCGTCCGCCGGTGAGGCGCGAGGCGAGCAGCTCAAGGCCGAAATGGACGCGCTTGCGGCCGAACGATCGCGGCGCGGAGCGTTCATGACGGATGTCAATGCATTCATGGGTGGAGGGAACGCCATGAGCTTCGGCGTGGACATGGCACAGATGCTTCTGAGGGCCCTGACATGAGCACCACCACCACCACATTCATCTATTACGAGGTCGAGCCGATCTCATGCGTCGAGCCGAGCGCCGACAACCCCGGCACGATCACGAATCGGATCATCGTGGAGCGCAAGCCGACGGGCTCGCCAGCCACGCGTGCGCCGGTGGCGATTCCCGACGATGTCGCGCTGTTGGGATCCGAAGGCGTCATTCCGGCCGAGGGTGACCTATGGCCGGGGACGGGAACCTGGCATCCGCTCTGCCGATTCCGAAACTGCTCGTACGAGACGCTGCCTGGCGGCGTCGTGCAGATCACGCTGAATTGGTCCACGCGTTACATCGTCGATCCGGTCAATGGCAACGCCGACCAGATGCCGATCGTCATGGAGTACGGCACGCGCGTGCGCAGCCAAACGATCTTCCGCAGCGGCTGGAGCGTTTCCCCGCCTGCGGCGCTCAATGCCAGCACCACGGACATCGGCGGAACCTCGCTGAAGTCAAGCGACGAGGGCAGCACGATCGATGTCGCGCAGTGCAATGTGCGACTTCGAGCCGTGCAGGACGCGACCGTGACAACGACGAGCGCAGCCGCGAGCACGCTGTCGAATTATGTCGGGAAGATCAACAGCGCGACCTTCTGCGGCTTTGCGGCCTACTCGCTCATCTGCACGGGCCTGAGCATCAACAAGCTGGAAGGCGAGTTCTACGAGGTCGTGTTCGAGTTCCTGTTCGACCAGTGGTACCACCACGAGCAGACCGCGACGATCGCGGCCGACGGGCGACCGCTCCGCACCGCGGCGGGTGAGCTCTCCGAGGTCAAGTGGAAGCGCCTGGCGCGTACCTCGACCGACTTCAACAACATCTTTGGCGGCGACGCTCGGCTCAAGCTGCGCGCCGAGAACGGCTGGTGGTCGTGAGAGTCGGCACCGGCTCGCAGCAGGCGCGCACCCTGTCGGACGCCGAGCGCGTCCGCCGGATGCAGTTCGACCACACGCCGTCGAACGGGCTCCTTGCGATCATCACCGGCGCTACTGGCACGGCCGTGGCCTTCCAGTGGCTGTACAACTGGTCCGAGGCCGAGCTGGTGTCGGCGAGCCCCTACAGCGTCGCTGCAAAGGCGCTCGGCGTGCAGGGCACGGCCGTCAGCATGTCCGAGCTTTCGAACGGCGCGAGAGTGTCTTATGGTTTGACGGTCGCGAACCTTCCCGCGGGCTTTCAGCCCGTTAGAATCCCCGACGGCACCGCGGTTTGGATCGTTCCGTGGCGTCAGAACAACGGCGCGCTCCTATGGTTGATTCTCAACACGCAGGCCGTCGACGGCTCCTGCCCCCCGTGAGGTACTTATGAGCTGCGTACCGATCTACAACATGAACATCGTGCAGGGCGCGAACTTCACGCTCACTGTGACATTCGAGGGGCGCGACCTCACCGGATACACGGCGCGCACGCAGGGACGGACCTCGTTCGATGACAATCAAACCGTGTTCGACTGGACCACGGCGAACGGCTACCTCGCGATCTCCTACAGCGCCCCCGACAGCACGCTCACGATCAGCGCGACGGCCGCGCAGACCGCGGCGCTCGGCGCATCCCCGCACGGGCAGGCGCACGGCATCGAAGGCGTGTACGACCTCGAGATCGTGTCGCCTGGCGGCGTGGTGGAGCGCGCCTTCCAGGGCACCTTCAGCGTGCTGCCCGAGGTGACCCGATGAGCGACCTCATCATCACGCAGCCCGCCGCCAATGTGCTCACGCTCTCGAGCGCCGCGCCCCAGTTCGCCGGGCTTGCGAGCGCCTCGAGCGCGATCACCGTGGATGTGACGCTCACGACCGCGAATCAGGTCTACGACATCACGAGCGTGAGCCTTTCCGCGGGCACGTGGATTGTCGTGGCGCAGTGCCAGTTCTACAGCTCCGCTTCCGGCGTCACCTCGTACACCGCGCGCATCCTCAATGCGACGAGCGGTGCGGTGCTCTCGTCGAGCAGCTCGATGCACCCGTCGCAGGCGGGCGGCGTCGCGAACGCCAACATGGGGTGCATCGTGACGCTAACGGCGACCACGACCGTGAAACTCCAGGCGACTGCAAATGTGAGCTCGCGCACCGTGCGCTACCTGTCGTTCCCCGGGAACTACGACAACGCGACCTGCATTCAGGCCGTGAGGATCTCGCCGTGATCGAGCAATTCGCACCGGCCGTGCCCGTCGTGGCTGCCGTGCTCGGCGCTGCCGCGTGGCTGCACAACTCGCTCGGCGCGCTGCGCACAGAGATCCGCGTCATTCAGGCGCAGCTCAACAACTACGACCGACGGCTCGACGAGATCGAGCGCGACATTCGCGACCTACAGAAGGAGCGCAACAAGTGAAGAGCTACCGAACCACGCTCGCCGGAATTGCAGCCATTTGCACGGCCGCAGCGTCCGTGCTCACCGGCCTCGCCGAGGGCACCGCGATCGATTGGACCGCCGTGATCGGCGCGGTGATCGCGGGCGTCGGCCTCATGGCTGCGCGCGACAACAAGGTCACCTCCGAGCAGGCCGGCGCCAAGTGATCTATGCAGTGCTCCGCGCGATCATCGACTCGTTTGTCGAGTGGGCCTCGAAGCCTCGCGAGGTGCGCATGGTTGGCGGCGGCAAGCGTTT